TTCTTGTAATGACAGAGTCATATCTGGAACCGTCTGACTTGGTTCCATTGATGATTTTTCCTCCTGTTCTGTTTGTTTTTCTATATAGCTAAATGCTGACCTAAATTTTATTACGCCCTTCTCGGGCTCGTTTTGCGTGAGTAATAATTCTGTCTGCTTTTCCGCTTTCTTTAAGTTGTTCATATCCTTCTAATGTTTGATTTTTTGTGTAATAATCTAATTGTTTTTGGTCTTCTATTACTTTGAATTTTTCTGCTAATTTGTCCGCTTGAGTTCTTCTTTCTGGTTCTGTCCAAATTTTTTCTCTAAAGTACCTAGGTAAACTGATTTTCTTACCGTCTTCCAATGTTATGAAATTTCTTTCAATATCTGCACGATGATAATTAATTATTTTTTCACTAAGATAATTAAGTCCTAGCTTTTTTGACATTAAACTAAATTCTGGCAGTCTATCATCATTTTTGTGCATTGGTATAATTTTTCCTTTGTTTATGTATTTTGCCGTGTATGCGGCTGATGCTTCGGTTAGTTCTCCTATATGTACCTCTCCTTTGTCCCATGCTTTGTGTATTATTTCTATATCTGCATTGAAAAGTATAATATGGTAATGTGGTCTGAACGTTTTGCTTCCGTATTCTCCTGCTAAGTAGTATTTGATTACGACATCTTTTGGATGAGCTTTTCGAAGTTTTTTAAAATAGAGCTGAACGTCTCGTTTATCGAGTGTAAGGAAACCCCTTGATGTAATAGGAACGAATCTGGTATCGTAAGTAAGAGTAACAAAATAAGAAGTATTAGCATTTTTTGCGTGGGTTTTTAAACGAAATGTCCAGACGCTAGTGCGTCTGGACAAACACGCTGGACACTTTCCACAAGGTACCGGAACTTGCCGGTCGTTACTATAGATAGGGTAGCGTGGGTTATTAACATGAAACGGGGTATCACATGCCATATTAGAAGTTAGGCGTGCCGTACTTCGGCATCTTTCTAATAGCCTTGATGTTGTTAAATATATGTCCGTAAATGTTGTCTACTGTTGCATCTTCTACTGCAAAAATACGTGTACTAGGATCACATTGAATAAAAGCACCGTTAAGATTTGGTTTTGCGCTGAATTTGCGCCCTAGGTGCCAATAATCTAAAGAAGTCCTCATTTCTCCAGCTACTCTACTATTAAGAAATTTGTATTCTGCATATCTAGGTACATAACCGAATGTTTCTCCTACTTGAGTTCCATTTGCATATAATTCGATATTTTTTACCTCTTGCTCTCCAATATTTGCAAAGGTTGGCCAGAAATAATCAAGTCTATCTAATTTTAGTAGTGATCGGTGTACACCTTGTTGATAAGCGGTTTCTGGTGTTACTGAAATGAGTCCGATAATCCATCCATGTTCCTCTACATTGTATCTAAATTCGTTGCCTCCAGATACAGAGATTCCGTGTCCTGCCATATTACCTACTGGTAGTGTTGTTTCAGCTGTTGATAGTACTTCTGAAATAACCATTTTGCCTTTGGAGCCTCCTAAATATTCTGGTCTCTGGAGACGTGCATCTGAGGATTTAACTCCAAAGTGTGCTAGAATTGATTCAATATAACGGGTTCCACCTCTAGCATTTCTTTCAAGCCATTCTTGAAGTCTAAATGCTCTGCGAAGTGAATTAATGTCTGCTGCTTCTGCTGTTCCGTATAGTTGACTTGAGTTATCAATGTTATATCTTGTTCCAGTGGTTGAACCTTGACGTGGTTGTCCTCCGGAGTCTGAATGTGATAAACTATTCTGGTTAGTATACGGTGTTCCGTCTAATTGTCTAAAAACAGTTCCTCCTGCAGTTTCATCGTAACTAATAGTTACGTCTCCAATTGGAATAGTTACTGCATCACCTTTCTGTGCCCATGGTAAACATGAAGTAAAATAATCATGTTGCCATGCTCTTGGCTTCACAGCTTGTGTTGCAATTACTTGCATTGCACTATTTTCTCCATCTACTAATGAATCGAGTACTTCTGATTGAAGATTTTGGTCACGGTAATATTCATTATAAATTTTATTATATGCTGCTATTGGAAATGGTGAACATACTTGTGCGTTTGGAGAAGGATAAGGCAAACCATTATATGTCATTCCTGTTGGTAATCCTAAATAATCACCTAAACTTTTAACAGGAATATTATTTTCTACGTAATACATCCAAGGAGGAGTTACGTTCAGATTTCCTGTAATCCATTGTTCCCAGTTTGGCCATAATATACGGTTTGGTACAAAGAAATAATGAGTTGTTACGTTTACTTTATGCATCACTGGTGCTATTAGTGGTGCAAACCTAAGCATTGTTTCTGTACCAATTTTTACTTTGTCTCCTGGAACGCATTCCATTACACATGTTGGGTATAATCCACCCATTTTGAACGACATTTTCACATCGTGTGAAAGGTCGAATACGTTGCTACCGACTTTCGGAAGCTGAATCGAGTTGAATAAATTTGCTTTTCCCATTATAGTCTAATGCCTCCTCTTTGTACTAAATAAGTATTGTTTCTTCTCCGGCCGTAGCCTCTTTTTCTGCGGGATCTTCCGCCTCTTCTGTAGCGCATTTTTTTTGTTTGTTTAAGTTATTAATATGAATTAAAGTAATTTGTAATAGTGAACATACTGAATCTAATCTACTAAGTGCAACCGCGTGGTTGCTTTCATTTTCTAAAACTGCTTGATTTATTTGATTAATCAAATCGTTTACGTCTTTTTTTATTTCTCTAGACGTTTTTTCGTAATATCTCATTTCATCCACCATGATAATGTTGATTTACTGGGATTTTTGTTTACCGAATTATTGAACCATGAACCTGTTTTTTTTCCTAAATCTTTCATTGACATACCTCCAGATAATCCTTCAATGAATTGAGCTAATGCTCTTGACCACAGAGGGTCATTTTTATAAATACCTTGTTTCGCTAAATCCTCTTCAAAGGCTTTTAACCTGTAATCTTGTTTAAGATTTTTTATTGTTTGATATATATAGCCTTTTTGTGCTTGGGTATTAGCTGTTTCTGCTTTTATTTTCAATACGTTAACTATTGCTGCTTCTAATGTTGGAGCTTGCATTGCTGCTTTTCTTTCATTTTCTGCTAATGTAAATGCAGTATTTGCTTTTGAAGATTCATTCGCAAGTCTATATCCTTCTGTTACATAATCAAAGTTAGTTTCTGCTGCTCTGTTAGCAGTCTCTTGACCTTTAGTTCTTGCTGTTTCTGCTAAAGTTTGCGCTGCTTTAAGAATTGCTTCTTGTTGAATTGTTGTATTAGTTGCTAAAAGATTATCATATTGAGCCTGTTTTATTTTTGTATCAAAATATCCTTGTACTGGATTTGATATTTGACTAAAATCTGGTGCTCTAAATTGTCCTCCTTGTAAGTCTGGTGTTTGTATACTTCCTGCTGCTTGTGTGGCTCCGCCACTTTGATAAACCATATTTGGGTTTAATCCTGCAGATTGAAGTCTTTCCATTTGTTTTTGAGGAGAGTTATACTCGTTTTGCATGTCCCAGAATTTAATATTATCTGCTCTGGTTTTTTCATACATTTCTCTGCTAAATGCATTTGCTTTTCTGTTTTGTTGAAGTTGTCCTCCAACTTGTGCTGCGCCTGATAGGGCGCTTATGCCTGTGCCTAGTTTGGCCGCTATGGCTGCGCCTTTGGCGACTTTTGCTGCTGTTGCTACTTTTGCTATGATTGGTATCATTGGTGCTATCCAAGCCATTGTTTTTTTGTTTTTTTGTTTTTAATTTTCCACCTGCACTTGCACTCTCGCAGGCTTTCGTTTGTGTTTGGTGTCAATTAGCACTAATATATCAAGGATTATTAGTGTTTGGCCTCCTCTTCGAAGGCCTTTATCCACTGGCGTTTTGTTTTGTTGCCATAGGGCCATGTATCGGGCAGCTTCACGGTAGTACCGTAAAGCTGCCCTCTGTCTTTGTTTTTTGTTTTATACATTTAGGGGGGTTGTTTCGTCTGTTGACGTTTGTCCACCGCTCATTTGCGGCTCAGCTCCTCCTTCGTCGGCAGCTTGATGCTCCGCTAGGGAGTGTCTAGTTTCTGATATTTTTTCCCGAATAAATCGGGCATACTCTATACGTTCTATAGGGTCCATTCTGCTGACGTCAGCGAATTCTTCATCTTCTCCGTAGTATACGGGTGTAAAGGTTGCTACTGATTGTCCTCTAGTGTAGCGTTCTACTAGTTCTTGTAATGACAGAGTCATATCTGGAACCGTCTGACTTGGTTCCATTGATGATTTTTCCTCCTGTTCTGTTTGTTTTTCTATATAGCTAAATGCTGACCTAAATTTTATTACGCCCTTCTCGGGCTCGTTTTGCGTGAGTAATAATTCTGTCTGCTTTTCCGCTTTCTTTAAGTTGTTCATATCCTTCTAATGTTTGATTTTTTGTGTAATAATCTAATTGTTTTTGGTCTTCTATTACTTTGAATTTTTCTGCTAATTTGTCCGCTTGAGTTCTTCTTTCTGGTTCTGTCCAAATTTTTTCTCTAAAGTACCTAGGTAAACTGATTTTCTTACCGTCTTCCAATGTTATGAAATTTCTTTCAATATCTGCACGATGATAATTAATTATTTTTTCACTAAGATAATTAAGTCCTAGCTTTTTTGACATTAAACTAAATTCTGGCAGTCTATCATCATTTTTGTGCATTGGTATAATTTTTCCTTTGTTTATGTATTTTGCCGTGTATGCGGCTGATGCTTCGGTTAGTTCTCCTATATGTACCTCTCCTTTGTCCCATGCTTTGTGTATTATTTCTATATCTGCATTGAAAAGTATAATATGGTAATGTGGTCTGAACGTTTTGCTTCCGTATTCTCCTGCTAAGTAGTATTTGATTACGACATCTTTTGGATGAGCTTTTCGAAGTTTTTTAAAATAGAGCTGAACGTCTCGTTTATCGAGTGTAAGGAAACCCCTTGATGTAATAGGAACGAATCTGGTATCGTAAGTAAGAGTAACAAAATAAGAAGTATTAGCATTTTTTGCGTGGGTTTTTAAACGAAATGTCCAGACGCTAGTGCGTCTGGACAAACACGCTGGACACTTTCCACAAGGTACCGGTACTTGCCGGTCGTTACTATAGATAGGGTAGCGTGGATTTTTAACATGAAACGGGGTATCACATGCCATCTTAGAAATTAGGCGTGCCGTACTTCGGCATCTTTCTAATAGCCTTAATATTATTGAATATATGTCCGTATATGTTATCTACTGATGGGTCTTCTACCGCGAAAATACGCGTACTAGGATCACATTGTATAAAGGCTCCATTAAGATTGGGCTTTGCACTAAATTTGCGCCCTAGGTGCCAGTAATCTAAAGTCGTACGCATTTCTCCTGCTACTCTGCTGTTTAAAAATTTATATTCTGCATAGCGTGGTACGTATCCAAAAGTCTCTCCCACAGTTGTTCCATTTGCAAACAATTCTATATTTTTAACCTCTTGTTCACCAATGTTTGCGAATGTTGGCCAAAAATAATCCAATCTGTTTAATTTATGCAATGAACGGTGAAGTCCTTGTTGATACGCTGTTTCTGGTGTTACTGAAATTAATCCAATAATCCATCCATGTTCTTCTACTGAATATTGAAATTCGTTTCCTCCTGAAACTGAAATACCATGTCCTGCCATATTACCAACTGGCAATGTTGTTTCGGCTGTAGATAATACTTCTGAAATTACCATTTTTCCTTTGGAGCCTCCTAAATATTCTGGTCTTTGAAGTCTAGCGTCTGATGATTTTACACCAAAGTGTGCTAAAATACTTTCAATATATCGGGTTCCACCTCTTGCGTTTCTTTCTAGCCATTCCTGTAATCTAAATGCTCTTCTTAGTGAATTAATATCTGCAGCTTCTGCAGTGCCTACTAATTGACTTGAATTGTCAATATTGTAACGTGTACCAGTTGTTGAACCTTGTCTTGGTTGTCCTCCAGCATCAGAATGACCTAAAGAATCTTGGTTTGTAAATGGTGTACCATCTACTTGTCTAAATACTGTACCTCCTACGTCTGAACGATAAGTAATATCTACTTCTCCTATTGGAATAGTTACTGCATCTCCTTTTTGTGCCCATGGCAAACATGAAGTGAAATAATCATGTTGCCATGCTCTTGGTTTTACTACATCAGCAGCAAAACCTTGAAATTCATAATTATGTCCATCTCTTAAACTATCAACTATTGGTGATTGTAAATTTTGGTCTCTATAATATTCATTATAAATTTTATTATAGGCTGCAATTGGAAAAGGTGAACATACTTGCGCATTTGGGTCAGGGTATGCCTTACTATTAAATACAACTTGTGTTGGCAAACCCAAATAATCTCCCAAACTTTTAATTGGAAATCCAGGAAGACCTGGTGCATCTTGAAACAAATACATCCATGGTGCTTGAACATCCAAATTACCTGTAATCCATTGTTCCCAATTTGGCCATAAAATTCTATTAGGCACAAAGAAATAATGAGTTGTAACGTTTACTTTATGCATCACTGGTGCAATTAGTGGTGCAAATCTAAGCATTGTTTCTGTACCTATTTTAACCTTGTCACCTGGAACGCATTCCATTACACATGTTGGGTAAAGTCCACCCATTTTAAACGACATTTTCACATCGTGTGAAAGGTCGAATACATTGCTACCGACTTTCGGTAGCTGAATCGAGTTAAATAAATTTGCTTTTGCCATTATAGTCTGATGCCTCCTCTTTGTAC